TCTGTGATATCATGGAACCCAATACCTCCAGGGGTAACACAAGTTTGGGTACCAATAGATCCAGACGCATAGGAGAATTATGGCATCAAGTACATCAAGTGATTTAAAACTAGAACTCATTGCTTCAGGTGAAAAAGCTGGAACGTGGGGAACTATTACTAACACAAACTTACAAATCTTAGAGCAAGCAGCTTCCGGTTATTTATCTTTAGACGTTGCATCAGCTAACGTTGCTTTAGCTTTAGATAACTTTGCAACATCAAACGGTAAAAATTTATATTATAAATTAACTGGTACATTAACTGGAAACAGACAAGTGACTATGCCAGACTCTGCCGAAAGAGTTTTTATTGTAGAAGATGCAACTGCAAGATCTTCATCGAATTATACATTAACCGTTAAAACAGTTTCGGGCACAGGTGTTGTAATGCCAGTTGCTTCTAAAATGATTTTATATTCTGACGGCACAAACATTAGTTCAGGATCATTAACTAAAGGATATTATACGATACCAGGTGGTTACACTGCAGTCAGTGGTGACCAGTTATTAGTAGATACTTCTGGAGGAGGTTTAGGAGTTCCAGTAACAGTAACTCTACCTGCTAGTCCTTCAATTGGTGAAGAAGTAACAATTATTGATAGTGGTAATGCATTTGCTTCAAACAATTTAACTGTTGGTAGAAATGGATCTAACATATTAGGTTCAGCTGCTAACTTAACAGTATCAACAAATGGCGCAGCATTTACATTAGTTTATGTTAATGCAACTAGAGGCTGGGCATATAAAGATAACGTATAGGAGCTAATAAATGGCTCTAATTGATTTTAAAGTCTTACCGGGAATAGACAAACAAGATACCACATCAGGTGCTGAAAATAGGTGGATTGATTGCGATAACATACGATTTAGATATGGATTACCTGAAAAAGTTGGTGGTTGGTCATCTTTGGTAACAAGTAGTATCTGTGGAGTTGCACGAAGACAATTTGCATTTGTTGATTTGAATGGAAATAGATATGTTGCAATTGGAACAGATAAATTTTTACTTATATACTTTGAAGGTCAATTGTATGACGTTACACCTTTAAAATCGACTATATCATCAGCAACGATTGCAACTACAAATAATTCTGCAATCTGTACTTTAACAACTTCTTCTGCACACGGTTTATCACTGGGAGATATTATATTGTTAGATAATGTAACTTTACCAGGTGGAACTGGATATAATGCATCAGACTTTGAAGATAAATTATTTCAAGTAACAGCTACACCAACCAATACTACTTTTACAATTACGCAAAGTTCAAATGCAACTGCAACCGTTGCAACAGGTGGAAGCATAGATATTAAGCCTTATGAAACAGTTGGTCCTGCTGCACAATCTTACGGTTACGGTTGGGGTGTATCAGAATGGAACGGAACAGTTTCTGGTGCATTAACAAATGATTTAGATGGAGCGCTAGCAGATGATGCAAACGGTAATAATGGATCTTCAACTAATATTACTTTAACATCAACGTCAGGTTTTCCTGCATCTGGTAGAATACAAGTTGGAACAGAATTAATTACCTATACAGGTATTTCTGCAAACGATTTAACCGGTATCACTAGAGCAGCAGATGGTTCTACAAGAGCTGCGCACGCTGATGCTGCAGTGGTTACTAATGCTGCAGATTTTGTGGACTGGGGAGAAGCTGCTTCAGCCGCTGAAGTATCTCTTGAGCCAGGTTTATGGTCACTTAGTAATTTTGGTCAAGTATTGGTTGCAACGATTGCAAATGGAAAAACTTTTACTTGGAATGCAGGTGCAACGAATCCTTTAACAGTAAGAGCATCAACAACTACATCAGGATTTTCTACATCTAATAATCCAACAGCAACTAGGGTAACACTAGTATCTCCTACAACACGTCACTTAATTCATTGTGGAACAGAAACTGTTATCGGTGATATATCAACACAAGATGATATGTTTATCCGATTTTCGGATCAAGAAGATATAAATGATTATGATGCAACAGCAATCAACACTGCTGGATCACAAAGACTGCAAGATGGAACAAAAATTATAGGTGCTTTAAAAGCAAAAGAATCTATTCTAGTTTGGACCGATAATGCACTATATACTATGAAATTTATTGGTGCTCCGTTTACATTTGGATTTGAACAAGTTGGTACTAACTGTGGATTAATTGGTAAAAACGCAGCAATTGAAATTGATGGGGTTGCATTTTGGATGAGTACAAATGGTTTCTTTATGTTTGATGGTACAGTTAAATCACTACCTTGTTCTGTTGAAGATTATGTTTATGATCAAGCAGATACTACAAAAGGTCAACAAGTTTATGCTGGTTTAAATAATCAATTTACAGAAGTTGTTTGGTATTACCCATCAACAGATTCTGAATATAATGATCAATATGTAGTTTTAAATTACGGAGAAAAAATGGAAGGTGGTATTTGGTATATTGGTACTGAAGCTAGAACTACTTGGATTGATTCAACTGTATATCCAAAACCTTTTGCAACTAAATATAATGATAATAATTCAGGAACCTTTCCAGTTATAATTGGAGAAAGTGGTTTAGGACAAACTATATTATTTGAACATGAAGTAGGAACCGATCAAGTAAATCCTGATGGTACTACTACAGCAGTTACATCTTTTGTTAAATCTTATGATTTTGATATACAGAGTGAAGGTATGTCAGGGGATATATTTTTAGCACTTAGAAGATTTATACCTGATTTTAAAGACTTACAAGGTAATGCAAAAGTAACCCTTGCTGTTAAACGATACCCTCAACAATCAGATACAATTACCTCTTTGAGTCCCTTTACAATTAACGCAAATACTGATAAAAAGGACACTAGAGCCAGAGGCCGGTTTGTTAATATCAAGATAGAAAACACTGATGTTAGTGAGTCTTGGCGCTTTGGTACATTACGAATAGATATACAACCAGACGGACGTAGATAATGGCAACTTTATTTGATTTAGCACAAGCATATTTAAACAGAGCATTACCTGAAACTTTCAGGTATGATAGAACTAATCAACCTGCAATTCCAACCCCGGTTCCAACACCTGTAGTACCAGAACCAATAAAACAATTACCTAGACCAGGTGGCAACGAAGAAGGATTTAGTGTTTACAATCCTGATCCTAATAGAACAAGAACACCAGATCGATATAGTCCATATAATTACAGACAAGCTGCTGAAAGAAATTTAATTGGAGACTTTTATTCTTCAGGGACCGAAGCACAAAAACTAATGGATAGTTATCCAGACTATTATACAGGTCCACAACTAACAGGTATACCTGGTGCAATACAAGGTTATATGAAAAACAGTTTAGCAGGACAATTACTTGGAAAAGCAGCAAGTGGAATAGAAAGTTTACTTCCTGTGAATCAAAGAGCTATTTTAGAAAATGAAGCATTAGGTGCGGGTATTGCGTTAGATGATATTGGAAGAATTGTTCAAGGTCCAGGTGATTATGACAGTGCAGAAAATGTTATGGCAGGATATAATCTAGCTCAAATAACTCCTGAAACAATTCAAAAAAGAAGAGAAACAATTAAAAAAACAATGAGTAAACCAGGTTATGATGGTAATTTGCAAGAAAGATTAGATGCACTTGATGAATTTGAAGAAAAAATGTTTGGTGAAACTGGTATAAAAACTAAAGCGGATATTGTTTTTGATGATAAATCATTAGCTAAAGATCCAACTTACAAATCAACAGTTGAAAAAATAACTGAAGGTATTACTACAGCTGAAGATGACAGTGGAAGTGATATGTTAGAAGGAATTGAAACTATTTTAGGTACGAAACCTATTACTGAATATAGAGATCCAATAATGGATATGGTTTCACCACCAACATCTTCTTTTCCAGATTATAGTGGAGTAACAGGAGTAACAAAACCGGGAGCACCTACTGGAATTGAAACAATAAAAAATATAATAGATACTCCAAAAAGTTTAGATAAAGATTTTTCAACTATCGGTGATGATCTTATGGCTAGTCTAGGACTAGATAAAAAGGTTAATATTATGGATGATCTTGATAATTTATATGTAGATTCTGGAAAAATTAAAACAGATGCAACTACCAAAACAAAAACAAAAACTAAATCTAAAGGACCAACAACAGGAACTACAAAACCAGGAACAGGTGGAAGAGGACCAGTAACAGGAACTACAAAACCCGGCACTAAATCTAAAGGACCAACAACAGGAACTACAAAACCAGGAACTAAGTCTAAATCAATTCCAGATAGAGGAAGAGGTCAAAGTAATGTTGGAACAAAATCTAAAGGACCTGTATCAACAAAAGGACAAGCTGGACCACCAAGTCAAAGAGGTGGCGGCGGAGGCGGAGGCGGCGGAGGCGGTTGCTTCTTAAAAGGAACTTTAATTACTATGTTAGATGGAACTAGAAAACCAGTAGAACAAGTTGATCTAGGCAATGAAGTTGCAATTGGTGGTAAAGTATTTGCAACAGGTAAATTCTTAGTTAAAAATTTACATGATTATAAAGGTATCAAAGTATCTGGTAGCCACATGGTTAGTGAAAATAACAAATGGGTTAGAGTCGAAGATAGTGAACACGGTAAATTATTAGGGAATGAAGAACATACAGTTTACGTATTTGGTTCTGAAAACAGAAGAATTTTAATTAATGACATTTTATTTACAGATTACTTTGAAGTAAATGAACAAGATAAATTAATGAATAACGAAGAAGATTTTTTTGATAATTGGAAACTGTACGCAAAACAAGATAGTGGGAATAACGTAGACATTATTAATGCAAGCTAGAAAATGGATTGTAAGTAAAGATTATTCTACTATCTCTAATTGGTGTAAACAATATGATTGGGATAATGCTATACCTAAAGAAGTTTTACCGAAGGTGGGTATTATAGTAATAGATAAAGAACCAATGTGTGCAGCGGGTTTGTTTATAGATAAAACCTCTAAACTAAGTTTTATGTGGGGAATATTTTCAAATCCAAAAGTTAGTAAAATTAAATTATATAAGGCTATGAAAATTTGTATTGATGAGATAGAAAAAGAAGCAAAGAGAAATAAACTTTCTTTTGTTTATTCAGTTACAGGTGAAAATGCTTTACATAAATTATATAATAAAAATAAAAATATGATGTTATGTGAGAATAATATTAATTCATATATTATTAGTTTAAAAAATAAAAAAAATTTAGATTGGATATCATATAAACATGGCTAAAATAGTAATAAGAGTACCTGAACCAAAAGAACAGTACGATGTTTCTAACCAGAAACAAATTAATAGAGCAATTAGTTTGATAACAGAACAATTGAATTCAACTTTTTTAGATGAATTAAAACAAGAGACTGAAAGATATTCTTGGTTTACAGGGAGAAATTAATGTCCTGTAATAATGTAAATAGAGAACTACCTTTTAGTTTAGATGTTGCAGCGGGTAAGATACCTGGTGTTAATGCTCTTTATAAATTTGGAGATAATTCTGCAATTAGCAACACGGAAGAAACTATTTGGACACAAGGTGGAATTTATGTTTACCCAACTTCAGCGGAAGCAGCTTATATAAGTTCAACTGATGCAAATGATACTAGTGCTGGAACAGGTGCAAGAACTGTTAAAGTATTTGGACTAGATGCTAATTGGGAATTACAAGAAGAAACAGTAACTTTAAATGGTCAAACTCAAGTAAGA